GAATGGGACGACTACGAAAAAGCCGTCAAGCTGGAACGCTCCGAAGAGGAATTGCGCGAGAACTATTGGGACCCCTGCGCCGCCGCCATGGCGCAAGAGATCGACAGCCGTTGCGCGAATTTCGCCTACCAGAACGCCTCAAACGTGGTTGGCGTGCTGGGTACCGACCCGACTTCCGTCAGCACCTACTACAGTGCGCGGAAGATCATGAAGCAGCAGGCTTGCCCGCCCGGCAAGCGCTGCGCGCTGATCAGCTCGTCCATGATGGCCTCGCTGGGTAGCAACATCACCAGCGTCTTCCACCCGGACGATGAGATCGTGCGCATGTGGAAAGAAGGCTCCATCGGCAAACTGGCCGGTTTCAGCTTCTTCGAGAGCAATTCGCTCTATGCGCAGACTGCCGGTACCTGGGCCAGCACGGTCACAGTGACCGGAGCCAACCAGTCCGGTACCGCACTGATCATCACCGGGACCAACCTGGATACGCTGAACGCTGGGGACAAGTTCTCCATCGCCAACGTGAACGCGGTCAACCCGATGACTCGCCGGACGGCCGGACCGCTCACCGCGAAGACCTTCACCGTCGTGCAGAACTACACGCTCGATGGCAACGCGGACACCATCAACATCCTGCCCGCCATCTACGGCCCCGGCAGCCAGTATCAGAACGTGGACGCACTGCCTGTCAATGGCGCGGCGCTCACCCTGTGGCCCGGCACGACCTCGCCTAACGGCAAGGTTGGCACTGTCGGTCTGGCACTCTCCCGCTTCGCCTTCGGTTTGGTCGGCGGCAAGCTCTACGTGCCCAAGGCAGTGGAGCAATCCGGTCAGGCGCAAGACCCCGACACGGGCATCGCCGTGCGCAAGGTCAAGGCCTGGGACCCGGTGCGGAGTATGGACATCAACCGCATGGACAGCTTGCTGGGATTTGGCAACCTGTACCAGGACAACGGCGCCTGCTGCATCGTTGGAGCGTAAGATAACTAAGGGACGCGGCCTGGAGATCCGGGCCGCCTGCCCTTCCTAGGAAAAACGACAAATGAAGAAATTTCTCACGCTCTCCGCGCTCGCCGCCTTCGCGGCCATCGCATCCTTCGGCCAGACCATTCTGACGCCGACGACTCTATCGGCGGCCGTTACTAAGGCCAAACAGCTCCAAATCGTAGTGGCCAGCGCCACTGGCATCACCGCCCCCACGCAGACCACCAGCGTCGATCTGTATATCGACAAAGAACTGATGCTCGTCGAAGCGGTCAGTGGCACGACCGTCACCGTTTCGCGCGGCCAGGGCGGCACCACCGCCACCACGCACGCTTCCGGCGCGTTGGTGTGGGCATCCTCGCCCAATAACTTTTTCAGCGGTTCGGCGGACAACGCGGGCGTCGGCGGGTCTCCGGTTCAGGCCGGCGGCTCTTGCACCCGCACCAATCTGCTGGTGCTCCCCTCCATCAACGTGGAGACCGGAGTCATCTCGGACTGCCTCGGCGGCGTCTGGGTCAACGGCGTCGGCACGCAGAACACCAATACGGAATACCGGCTCAGCTTCCCCGATCCCGGCGCGGTGGCCTACACATCCCTCAACACCAACGGGACTTCGGTAGGAGCTACCACGCTCTATTGCACGGCCTTCGAGCTACCGTACAACAAGCTCCTGACAGGCTTGGCGTTCATCAACGGCACGACCGTGACGAACGACCACCGCTATTCGATTCTCTATGACAGCTCGGGCATCGCCCTGGCAAACGGCGCGCTCACCGGCGTGACCACGGCCACGGCCTCGGTGTACCAGGCCTTCGCCTTCACCGCTAAGTACTTCGCGGTGGGACCGGCGACCTACTACGGCTGCTTCCAGGACTCCGTGGGTTCCGACACTGTGCGCATGCTGGTAACCGGCACGCAAGACAACCGCCTGACCAAGGGGCAGACCGGGGCCACCTTCGGCACGGTTCCCGCTCTGACTGTTCCGACCGCATTCGCAAGTGCGGTGGGGCCTTATTTGTACGCGTACTGACCCATTCCGGGCGCGCCTCCGCATCGCACGCGCGCCCGGCTTTTTCTGTACCATGCCCATCAACGTTTCAATCCACACCACATTTGCATGTGGCGAAAACAACACTTTGAGTGTCGCGCGGTGTAATCCGGGCCGCAAGGCCTAGACGTACCTGGAACTTCTCACCCATGTCCGAATAAGCAGATCAACGGAAAGTGATTGCTGCATTCGCGAGCATCCGGGCGTCGATGCACATATTTATTGCCCGCGTCCCGGACTTTCCCTGGCCTTCCATGCCTCTCAACGAAGCCGGATTCGTCCGGCGAAGCAATCTCACCAAAGAACAACGTAAGGAAGCCGAGCTTGCCATTTACGGCTACCAGTCAAAGGATTTAATGAGCCAGCAGAACCAGAACCAGCCGACCCGCGAAGAATTAGAGCACATGCGCCAGATCTTGGCGCGCTTCGGCGAGACCAAAACTATCAAAGAATTCGATCTCAACAAGCCGCCAGCCCTACCGTACCGCCACCAGGAATTCCCGAAGGCGATGCACGACCATGCGGCGCGCGTCGTGAAGACGGCAACGTCCGCCGCGCATCAGGCAGAGCTTGAAGCCGCCGGCTATGTGACTGTAGCATTCGCGAGCGAACCGCCCGAAGTCGAACTCGATGCCAGCGAGCGCGCGGAAGCCGCCGCCATCGATGCCAAGCTTCTGAAGAAAAAGCGGTAGTCCCGCGCCCCCATCCCCCAGCCCCTAGTCCCCGTTTTTCGAGGTTCTCATGACCGTACAGCAATACATCATCGATCCCGCGTGCAAACTGCTCAGCCTAATTGCGGCCGGCCGCTCGATGGCCACCAACGAGTATTCCGACTGCCTTGACGCGCTCAACGAGCTCGTGGACACGTCGTCCGCCGAAGGCCAGCTTATCTATCAGGTCACGCACGAAACGTTTAACCTGACAGGCCCGGCTACCTACACCATGGGGCCGACCGGCACGTTTAATACGGTGCGACCGGAGAAGCTGCGCGCCGCGGTAACGCTGGCGTCGAACAACGCATCCCAGCCATGCGAGATTGTCTCGGCCGAGAAGTTCTCAGCCATACCCGACCGCTCCATGACCGGCCTGTTCGCCGAGTGGATCTGCTGCGATTACGCGGACCCCATATCGAATCTGTTCCTCTGGCCCGCACCGGTCACTGGCGGGTCGTTAGAGCTGTGGTCCTTGAAGCCGCTCACCGACTTCATGACCATCGGCGACACCGTGGTGTTGCCTGCCGGCTACCTCGCCTATCTGAAATTCAACCTTGCCGTGGCCATCGCCGGCCAGTTCGCGGGCGCGAAGCTCACGGAGGCCACCATTGCCAGCGCCCAGCAAACCAAGATGGGCCTGGCCAAGCTCCACATGGAGACCATCGGCGAGTCGGGCATCATCGGCACGCCTACGCCCAGCCGCCGCCCCCAATTGGCGCCCGCCGTCCCGGCGCGCGGCCCCGTTGCCCCTGGAGAATAAATGGCTCTCGAAGTCCAAGACTTATTGAACATGTCGCTGATGCACATTGGCGCGCTCGCCCCCGGCGAAACGCCCAACGCCAACGACCAGGCTCTCGCCCTGCAGTGGGCCAACATTGACTTGGACACGCTGAGTGCCAAGAAGCTCTCGCCGCTCGGGCTGCTGCATTACCTGGGCACGCTATCCGGCGCGGCCTCGTATACCTTCGGCACCGGCCAAACCTGGAACGTGGCGCGGCCGATGAAGATCAAGAGCGCGTCCACCATCGACGCGAACAATATCGAGACCGAAGCCAAGATCGTCAGTGCCGAAGAGTGGATGGGGATACGCGATAAGACGCGCGTCGGGCTGTACGTGCAGAGCCTGTTGTGGGACAACGGCTATCCCACTGGCAACATCTACGTCACGCCCATGCCAGCCGCGGGCAACGTCTCGCTTTGGATGTATCGGGAGATCGTGCAGTTCGTGAACCTGACCGACGCCATCAACCTGGCTCCGGGGTTTGCGGCCTGCATTGTGAACCGGCTGGCGCTGATTCTCTGCATCCCGTTTGGCCGGCCGATCCCCGAAGGGCTGCCGCAGATGGCCAACGACGCGCTGGTCACCATTAGTGAACTCCAGTCCGAGATCCTTGGGTCTTCCATGCCGGTTGGCATGCAAGCGCCCGCGCCGCCGCCGCCTGGGCCGAAGACTTGAGTGCAGGCTTAAAGAGCGCAGACCTCTGCGATATCGCGCGCATCCCTGAGCACGTGCGGCGGCCCACCCTCTACCAGCCAGTAGATCCTGGCGAATGGGCCTCCGTCGCACACCACCCGCCTAGCGGTCAGAAACGTTTCCGTCCATCCGTCTCGATAAGTCTCGATTGATCCGCATTTCGTCTCGATTGTATTTCGTCTCGATTGTACCCCAATGAGCGCCCCATCTCTTCCCCTCCCTAATCTCGGCACCTGGCTGGTCAAAGACCTATGTTATAGGGCTCTGCGGGCCGCGCAGATCGTCAAGCGAGCGCAAGGCATCCCCAGCTCCTCGCAGTTCCAGGAAGCGCTGGGCGTGCTGAACCAACTTATCGATGAATGGGCGGCTCGCCGCTCTCAGGCTTTCGCCACCACATTCACTCAATTCGTGTTGACGCCTTACCACCAGCCACACTTAATCGGCCCCGGCCTCGTGGCTCCCGACTTCGCGGCAGCCGTGCGGCCTGTACGCATCGAAAGCGCAGAGCTGGTGCTCACGGGCTTCGGGCCGCCTCCGGTCTCCGCGCCCAACGTGAACACGAACGTCGATCTGCCGCTGAACCTCCGCGACAGCGCGTGGTGGGCCAACAAATCAGTCAAGGGAATAAGCAGTACAGTTCCCACCGACCTGTACTATGAAAGCGATTGGGATTCCGGTGCGCTCTGGCTCTGGCCAGTCCCGGCAGCGGCTTTTGGCCTGCGACTGGAGACCTGGGTCACGCTCAGCCAGTTCCAAAGCATCAACGTGAAATTTTCGGCTCCTCCGGCCGCATTCAATGCACTGGCATTTACGCTCGCCCGTGCGCTGGTGGATGCCTACGAAGTTGAGATGCCTGGACAACTCCCGATCCTGTTGCGGGACGCCATGAAGGCATACCAAGGGAACAACGTGAAAAGCCCCAGGATAGCGAGCGCGGATTGGGGCACCGACGGCAATTCGCGTCGCGGGAGACTGGGACTGGGCGACTGGCACGCTGCCGAATTACTGACCATGCCTGCCGACCTGACACCTGCATTGTGCCAAGTGCCAGCGCCGCATCGTGATCCCCGGCCACCGCGCGCTCGTCGTGCGGCGCGTAGCCGGCGCGATGGTCACGCGCGAAGATCCCAGCCGCATGCAGCGTGAAGCCGACCGGCGCGGATGGACCGGCGAGCACTGCCGCGATTGCGCGCCGAAGCAAGAGAAGGAGAACGGCCATCAAGTTCGATAGCTTCACCAGCGGCAGCTCGTCCACCCTGGCATCCGTAGCGGCTTCCTCAGAACTGCTCATGGGGAGATACAGCGAGCCAATCGCTGGCAGCCCCGAGAAAGGCCCTGCGTGCCTGGTGCGCACGCCTGGCATCGCGCTCGTTGGCACCGCGCCTACTGGCCCTGGCCGCGGCCTCTGGCCTGGCGACCATCGCCTGTTCCTGGCATCCGGCAGCCATGCCTACGAGATGACGCGCGCGCCGCTTACGGGCACCCCCACGTTCATCGACCACGGGTACATCGGCAACGACGGCAACCCCGCGCAGTTTTTCCCCAACGGCAACCAACTCTTCATCGCCAGCGATGGCCTCGGATGGCTCGACAGCGGCTCGGGCGCGCAACCAATCTACTATTCGATCCAGCAATTCGATTTAGCCATTGACGGGTCCGACGACACTCTCCTGACTGGGCCGAGCGGCGGCATTTTCGACGCCTCGGATGTCGGCCAAACCATCCAGATCACCTCCGGCACGGGCTTCATCGTCCAGTCGCAAGTCATCATCTCGGTCAACGGCAGCGGCGAAGCCAAGGGCGGCGGAAGCTGGGGCACTGTCGGATCCACCGGCGGCGAAGGTATCGAGTGGCTCTACGCGGCACCCTACGCGCAGCTCAAAGCGTTCCAGGGCGCGTTTCTCGACGGCTACTTCTTCGCGAATGCGCCGGATTCGAATCAGATCCAGTTCTCCGCGAACGAAGACGGCACGCAGTGGAACCCGCTGGATTACTTCTCGAAGAGTTCGTACCCCGACAACGTGGCCGCGATGCAAGCCGATCACCAGGAGCTTTATACCTTCGGGGATCTGGAATCGAGCGAAGTGTTCCAGGATACCGGCGCGGCGGCCACTCCGTTTTCGCCCGATCCCGGAGCCATCATGCACTACGGCTGCGCGGCTCCATTCAGCGTGGCACGCCTGAGCGAAGGCCTTGCTTTCATCGGCGGGGACGTGCGGCGCGGAGACCGGCTGGCGTTCCTCGCGGTGGGCTTCCGCCCGCAACGCATTTCGACGGCGGCAGTAGAAATCGCCTGGGCGTCGTACACGACAGTGGAAGACGCCATAGCCTACACCGAGATCTATCGCGGCCACCAGTTCTACGTGATCCACTTCCCCAGCGGCAGCACTGTGATCGCGGGCGCAACGCAAGCCACGCCCAGCGTAGGAGCCACGTGGGCCTACGATCTCACCACCGGCACATGGCATCAGCGGGGTTATTGGAATGGCACGACCGATGCGAATGGTTTTCCGGTCTGGAATCGGCAGCGGCAAAGCTTCCACGCCGTGGCGGCGCTGGGCGGCACCAACACCGAGAAGCACTACGTGCAGGATTGGCAAAACGGCAACATCTACGTGCAGGACGAAACGCTGCTGAACGACAACGGCACCACCATCTACCGCGTTCGAATCGCACCGCATTTAACCCAGGAAAATCAACGCGCGTTCTACTTCCGCTTTGAGTGCGATTGCGATGTGACCGGGCTCCAAAGAATTTATTTCAACCGTCTCGGCTACGGTCGCGACCGCATCTGGGCGCTGGTGGACTGGCAGCCGAGCGGCTCCGGTGTCTCAATGACGCTCATGTCATCGGACACCAGAGGCCAAAGCTGGAACACCTACAGCACCCAGTCGGTGGCCAGCGGAATCGATGTCACCTTGGCCAATGCATATCTGACCGTCGTGCCTGGGACTCTCTAACCCGTGGCCAAGCTGTCGGGCAAGTCACTCACGAATTACGACCCGGCCACTGCAACGCCGATCCTGCTGGTACCAACGACCACTGATTTCTTCAGCTCGTGGCCCAGCGGATGGAAGGGGCAACTGACTCGCGGGTGGGTATTATTCTTCGAGTCTTTAAAGAAGAAATTCGCCCCCACGCCCCCCGTGATAGGCTTCAGCATCAACACGGGAGCCACGGGAACCGACGTGGCGCTGATCTACGCGGCAGCCCGCTCAGGCAGCTTCAACGTGTGCGTGGTAGTGGTCAAAGAGTCGGACGCCACGATCCCGCTCACGTTCACCATCAACCAGAACGGCACGCCTATCTTCGCGGCGAGCAACACAGTGGCAGCCGCGGTGGCCGGATTCACCAGCTACCAGTTCACGAATTTCACCACGACGCCCTTGACGGTTGCCGAGTACGACCTGTTCTCCATCGACATTTCGAGCGGCTCCGCGAGCTGGGTATTCACTGTCGCCTTGCAAACCGCACCTGCGGCATAACCGCGCGGTTTATTGTAGGATGGAAGCCATGACAGAAGAACAGGCATTTGCGCAGGCAGCAGCGGAGTATCCAGGCGTTACTTGGACCCGCTCTCAACCGGGCACTACTTTGGGCCAACCTCCAGGATTGAATACGTTTCCCTGCTGGTTGATGACAGGTACGGTCCCGGA